AGTAACAATAAAATTTACAATTAATTCTCCACCAGCATCGCCCTTTGTCCTGTCAACAACTTCGATTTTTGTAATTGTGCTTGTAATGAATTTCGATTGATTTAAAAATGACGTTTCTTCTGATTCACTATATATTTTTATAAATGGATATGTTGTTCGTGTTGGAACTTTATTATATACAGGAATCGTTGCTGAATTATAAGTAATATTTCCATTTAAAGCATCAAATATTTTTTTTCTAATATATTGTATTGTTCCAATCATAATCGTGCTAATTTCTTTTTTAATTTTAAACTCATCAATTTAATTCCTTCACGTGCCGAATTAAATAAAAATGGACGTGCTTTTAAATTAACATCTTTTATTCCAGCACCTTTAAATTGTGCGGCATAACTATCTGGAATGCCTAATGCTTTTAAATGTTTCAAATCAACTTTGCCACCAGTTCCAAATTCGACATAAGGAGCATATTCTGCCTTGAATCCAACATATGCTTTTGTTCCTGAAATACCTGTTTCAATGCTTTTTCGTAACGTGCTACCACTTTTGCCCTTTCCAGCAACTGGTGCTCGTGATACTGCTTTTCCACCAATATAGGATATTGTTGTGGCAATTGTTGTTGCCATATCTTTTTTAGAAAATGCTTTTATTTTCATTAAACGTGCTTTTGCTCGTGCCATGTCTTTTGGATTGGCAATCATTGTTACACCTGGTTTCATATCGCTTTGGTTCCAATTATTTTAAAAAAATCTTTATAATCACTTTCATATGCTTCATTGATTTTATATAAATCATTTGTGCCGTCAATTTTAAACATTGCACCAGCTGGTAAATCTGTCAATCCATTTGTTAATGCTTTTTTTCTAATATGTAAAACAGCAACAATTTGATTTTGTAATTCGCCAAATTCGTCAGTTATTTCTGATTTTGTAAAGTCAAATTTTGCCCAACATAATGGATAAATTGTGTCATTTCCTGTTGAGGTAAAACCACCATAGCCGTCGGCAACAACCGTTTCTTTTAAAAACATAATTCGTGTGTCCAATTCTCCAATTCTGATTTTTCTTTTATTTCGCATTATACAAACATAGTTTTAAATGATGACAGAATGGATTTAACATTTGTAGGAATTTCATTTATGGAATAACCAACGACAAAATCCTCTCGATTTTCGTAATACGTTCCAACCAGCTGTAAAATTGCTTGTTTTATTAAATTGTCATTTAAACCCAATGTCGTATATGTTATTTCCACTTTTTCATTTTCTCCTGAATTTAATTCCAACGTTTCTTTATTTAATCCAATAATTTCATATGCTGTTGATGTCGTTCCATTTATTTTAACTTCGTCAATTGTGTTAACAGGAGCAAATGGCAAATCAAAAAGACCATTTGTTTTTGGCAAAAAATATTTACGTTGTTTTGACATTATATCTTTGCTAATATAATTTTCACACCAAACTCGTGCTTGTTCAATCATTCGTGTAATTAATCCATCGTCATTGTTGTAATCGACTTTACAATAAAATTTTGCTTCGGATAAAGAAACCAGTTCGCTTCCTGTTTCTGATATTATTTGGATTTGCCTCATGATAAATAATTTTTTTTGTAAAGATAAAAAAAAAGGAGCATTTAAAATTAAACACTCCTTTCCCTTATGAAAAACAAAATACTAATAGAATGCCGTAAAGTTATTAAAATTATTTCTATATTTTCCGTTTGGATTTATTCGTATGCTTTTTTGTTGATTATTTTTGATAATAAAAAACCCGTTTGTTTCTTTATAATATATTGCAAAAAAATCGACTTCATGTTTTTGATAATATTTTGTTCCACAACGAACATTGATTTGAACACTATTTTTATCCAATTGTTTTTTTCTGTTAATTATGGATTTTACTTGTATTTTGAAAACTTGACGTCCATTGTCCAAAAGCAAATCGTATGGCGAAGCATCCAATAAAGGCAACGACACAAAAAAACCATGTTCCATTGCCATGACAGCAAATTTATATTCGCCAAGACAACCATTTAAATTATGATTGTAATCGGAAAAATAAATATTTATCAATTTTTGTTTGGCAAGATACCAAAAAAAAACTCCCCACAATTAAGTGAGGAGCAAACAAATAAAACATCTAATGAGAAAACTATAACAAATTAGACGAATTAAATTTAGTTATTTATTTTTTATCGTCAAGATAAATTTTGTATAAATTTAAATATTCAGCAACATAATTAATATGTTTCGATGTTGTTGGGGAATATTTTTTAAACCCACGTTGAATAATTAAAACGTCATTGTCAACCAATGCAACTGGCGAAGCATAAGACCAAATGTAAGGCCCAATTTGTCGCAAATTCATTTTATATTTTGGAAATGTTTTTACTAAATCTTTCATGTTATTTGTTTTTAATTGTGTTAATTGCTTTTTGAATTTCATTAATCATTAAATCATTTGAATCGTCTAAAAAATTAACCCACTTTTTTATTTTGTTTGTGCTTTTATTTATATAATTCAAAGCATAAATTGGGTCTAATTTTGTTTTTGACATTACGTCAATTGACCTTTCAAAAATTTTAACGTTTTTAATTTTGTCTTTTTCTTGTTTTCTTAAATCCAAGATTGTTTCCAATAATTCTAATATTTGTTTTTCCATATTTTAAATTTTAATATTCGCTTAAATGTATAAGTTTATTCTGGTCTGCCAAAAAAATTCTTTGTGTGCTTCCCATGTAACGTCCTTCGGTATCGTAGCTGGGACATGACACCATAAAATCATTTCCACCAATATGGCTGACACGAAACATTGACAAACGTTGTCAAAAATATTTTAACGTTGATTTGCTGAAAAAATATTTATTGCCTTTGTCGTGTGTTTCGACAGCTGTTTTAATTTCTCTAATTGTCATGATATGAATTTTTATAAATTATCTCTTTCTGTATTATCCAACAACATTTGTGAAGTTCGAGCAATACCAAAACTTCTCCAATTGTTTCTGTCGTTAAATTGTTTTCTGCAATGGTCCATAATATCTTCTGACCAATCCAAATGATTACCAAGCACATCTGTTACTGGGTGCCATTCGCTTGACCATGATTCGTCCATGAAAGTTATCCATGCTTTTTCCTTTGTTTTGTTAAATGTAAATTTCATAATTATAGTTTTATTTGTTTAGTGTAAATATAAAAGTTTTTTTTTAATCTGCAAAATTATTTTAAATTAATATCCAATTATTTCTACCCAATATTTTGAATATCCGTAACCCTCATTGTTAACCAAAAATGTTTTTTTGCCTTGAATAACAATGTAAATTAATTCGTTGTTGTCAACAAAAATGTTGTCAAAAGATGATGTGTGGATTGAAACAATACGTTTGGAAGCTTTATAAATAGCAGCCCTTTGTGTTTGGTCAAAATCCATAATATTCATTGGCTTTGTGTTTGCTGTCCAACTTTCTTTGCAGTTCCATGGAATGTCATATTTTCCATTTGTTACGTTTCCGATGATGTCATAAATTGCGTTCATTTTCTTATTTGTTTATTATTATAGTGTAAATATAAAGATTTATTTTTAATTAGCAAAATAAATTACAAAAAAAAAGAAAATTTTTTTATTTAAAATATTTTTTGTATATTTGTAATATGAATTATAAAAATACATTTAATAAAAAGGATGCTTACGACATTTTAGATAGTTTTCTAAAAAAATATCCCAAATTAAAAATTGTAAAATGGTCTGCCACTTCGTGTGGATATGCCTATTATAATGGTAACATAAAAATTCCAAAACCAAATAATGTTGACAGATTGTTTGTTTGCTTACATGAAATCAAACACGTCATTGACGGCAAAATTAGACCATCATGTTTGGGAGAATTTTATTGCGACAAATTTGGATTGGATTATATTTCAAATTTAGGTTGGAAAACTGACGTAATTGAAGCACGTATGAAATGGCATATTTTATCACGTGTGGCAATGGCAACAAATCGAAAAATGAAAAAAATCCCAGCTGAAATTTCTGATTATTATCCTGAAATTGATATGGATAGTTGGATTGGCAAAAAAACTTTTGTTGGAATTAAACGTAATGGAAAACGAAACGAAATTGGATTTTGGGAATGTGATATAAAACATTATTAAAATCACACCCCCTTGGTTAAGTCCAACTTTGCTACCGATAGTCCAATGACCAATTAAGACTAGCGCAAGCTCAATTAAGCATATGTGCCTCGCCACAACAAAGATGACCCGAAGGCCTCTTTGTTACTTAAAAACACGAATAATCTAACTCGCAGTTGTAATAATCAATCAATGAACGTATAGCGACCCAAGGACTTAACCGGTTGGTGCTAGTATCATCAAGCGTCAAAGTCACTCACAAATTAATAATGGTCTCTGCCCCATTTTCATTACATGATACGTTGCCAAAGATACAAAAATTATTCCAAAAAAAAAGCACCCCAAAAGGAGTGCTTTAATCAACCAAAATTAATAATTAATTGTTATGGTGTTTCAAGACTTGCTTTGTCTGATGAGAAATCACCAGCAACAAAAGCGTTTGGTAAATAAGGTGTTACACAAACTCTTTCTTGAACTCTAACCGTTACAAATCCATCTCTGATATTCGTTCCGTCCTCTCTAAAAAATCCTAACGACACGTTGTCTTTAACCCAGAATTGAGCACCCTGTGCAAAATTTCCAACTAAATATTTGTCAGATGAAATGGCAGTTGTTGCAATAACTGGAACACCAGCTATTCTTGGGACTAATCCCTCTTGCCAATTTTTGACTAAATATTCGTTTTGTGAAGATTTTAAAAGTAAGATTTTATGAAAATCAGTTGGATTCATTAATATATAATCAGCAACATAATTTGCTATTGACAATTGATTTAAAGCAACTGTAATACAATCAAATTCGTTTGCACTTTCAACCGCATTTGCAAATCCACCAGCTGAGAATGATGTTGCATTTGTATAAATACCAGTTAAATTTGGTGCTGAACCATTGCCGTCTAATATTTGGCTATCCTCAACTGCCAATAATTTTTCAGGAGCACGTGCTGATAAATAAGAAGTCAATTGCGGAGTTGAATCCAACATTTCCTCACTTATTCTAAAATATGCACCCAATTTTTCTACTGGAGTTGATACTGCTTGCATGTCAAAATCCGATTGTCCTAATGTTGACCCTTCATTTTTCATTGCTGAGCCATCAGAATATCCTGATTCTTTTACATATCTAACGACATCACTTGACGTATTTCCAACAGGCAAAATTTGTCTCATATGAAATTGTCTGCTTGGGTCATATTTATAACCAGCAACTCTTTCAGGTGGAATAACATCACCAGTAAAATCTGCGCCAATTGTCATGTCTGCTTTTAATTGAATGGTTTGAGCATTGCTATTTCCTTTTTTAAAAGCTTCCAATGAGCCTTCGTTTAAGGATTTATTTAATGCTGATTTAAAACTTTGTTTTGTTTCAATGTTCTCCTGATTTTTTTTGTTTGCTACTTCCATAGCATCCATTCTTTCGTTAAATTTATTCATGAGATTATTGATTTCAGTTTTCAAAGTTTCGTCAGCCTTTTTATCTGCCCTTTCCATGGCTTGACCTGATGCTTTTTCAATTTTAGCATCAATAATATCTCCTAATTGGTCAAGTTCTTTTTTTACATTTTCTTCCATTTTTTAATGTAATGGGATTTTATATAAAAATCCGAAAAAAGGTTTAACTAAATTTTTAAATTATCAATCAAATATTTATAAACTGAAACGTCATCTTTAACAATCGGCAAAGTAGTTTTTTCAACTGGCTTTGTGATTAAGTCGGTAAAAATACCTTTGAGTTTTAATATTTCGCATTCTATGGCATATCCCATTTCGTCTGAAATATTGCCTTTTCGTATTAGTTTACATAAATTTTCATATCGTTTTTCTATAATGTCAAAATCATAATTGCCTTTGACATCTAAAATTTTTGCTTGGTCATTTGCAGCCAAACTTACAGCTGAAATTTCGTATAATTTAACTTCGGAAATTTCCCTGTATCCGTCCATAATTTCTTTTTGTATTGGCATAATTCCAACAGAATTTTCTGTAATTACACCATTTTTCATTAATTCTAAAACATCATTTCCCAGTTGTGTTTTGGGTATTTCAGCAACAAAAACCAAACCTTTTTCGTCCTCGTATAATTCATTTAATTTGCCGATTGGTTGGTCCATTTTGTGTTGGTAATAATATTTAACACGATAACCGTTTTCTTCAATTGTTTTTTTATATGCTCCTTTTTTTATAATATCGCCGTCGCTGTCTTTATTATCGAAATAAGAACCATAACCTTTTACGATGCCATTTTTGTCGTCAATGTCAGCGACTTCACCCAATGGACTTTGTTTAAATATTAAATTCATGTTTCAAATTTTTTCCAAAGTTAATAATTTTTTAATTAATAAATCCTCCACCACCAATACCAAATCCAAAATCGTCAATGTTGGCAATTGTTTGTGCATTTGGTTTGGGATATTCCCACGACACACAACGACAATTGACGTTTTCTTTTGCTGACACTCCAGCACCTGGTCTTTGCATTGAATCGCCACCAACAATAAAATTGTCTTTGCTTGGTATTGGATTGGACGAATAACGTGCATCGGCTTCGCCGTGTGTTTCACGAACAGCCGAATCTTTTGCTGAAATCCATGTTTTGATTAAATCGTCCTGATTGAAAAATGTTAATGCTGTTCTATGTATTGAATAATTTGCTATTCGTGTTCCCTCGG